AAATCGTCTGGGATGGTCATGATCAGCCGATCTGATGGAGCGCCGTGTACCGCAGCGAGAAGAACAGGACGTTGCTGCTGTTCTGGGCCCAGGTGGCGGGGACAGTGTTGGACACCGCATTGGCGTTGTTGTTGGTGTACAGAAAGGTCAGCGAGTTCGCAGGCGAGTCACATGCGACGGTGCCGCAATACAGGCCGCCAGCGCAGTTGAATCGTGCCACGCCCGTCTCCATCAGGCCAGCGCTGGCCACGCCCAGGGCAACCGTCCAGTTGCCGCCCGGGAACGACGTGGTCGTGCCCATCGTGATGACGCCGTTGAGGAACACGTCGCGGCCGTTGCGGCTCTCGGTGAACACCGCCGTGCCGTTGCCGATCGTGCCGCTCCACGTGCTGGCCGAAGCTTGCGCGCTGTAGTCGTTGTTGATCTTGGTGTAGCCGTCACCGGCACCGGCCTGGAAGTTGCCACGGCACTGCACCATGAAACAGTTGTCCAGGCCGGAAAAGACCGTGCCGCCGGTGTTGAACGTCACGCCGCGCGCGATGAAGTGGCGCAGCGAGCTGGGGTCGACGCTGAAGACCGCAGTCGTCAGCGGCTGCACCCAATCGCCCGCGTCGGTGATGGCCACCGTGCCCGTGATCGACGCGGCGCCCTGCCAGCGCGTGGCCTTGAACGTGACACCGACGCTGCTGCAGTTTTCCCACTCGCCGCCGCGCAACGCCAGGCCGTTGACGCCGGCCGCGCGGATCCAGGTCGTGCCCGCGTTGAAGTTGCAGGTATCGAAGGTGTGATCGTTGCCGCCATCGTCGATGACCGGGATACCCGACACGTTGAATTGGCAGGAACCGAACTTGATCCGGTTCGTGAAATAGGTGCTCGCACCCGGCGCAAGATCGGTGCCGTTGACCAGCCACGCACCGTTGCCGGGGCCCGCGAAATAGACTTTGCTGGGGTCGCACAGCTCAGTCTGGTCGAGGATCAGACCGAACGAGTTGACGTTGCCGCCTGCGGTGTTGAGCAGCAGGTCTTCGAAGACCGGCTCGGACGATCCCTGATCGTGGATCACGCCCTTTTTCGCACCGATGTTCGGCGCGTTGATCGTCATGCGGCTGAACGCCAGGCTGACGAGCGTCGAGCTGTTGATCGGGTTGTTGATGAAAATCCCGTCGCCCGTGCCCATGCAGTTGACGACGGTGCCTTGCTTGGACCGACCGTACCAGCGGTTCTTGTTGCCCGGCGAGAACGTGGCACTGAGCTGATAGGTGCCAGGCAAGTAGATGTCGGCGCCCCCGAGCGCAGTGCCTTGGGTGTTGGCGGCCTGGAACGCCGCCAGGCTGTCGGTCGCGCCCGTCGGATCCGCGCCGAATTGGTCCACGGTCAGGCGCGCGCGCATCTCGTCTTGCAGGGTGCGCGCCGTCGTGCTGCCGGCCTGGATAATGCCGATCAGCGATGCGCCGATGGTCTTGGTCAGGTCCGCCAGGAACCTCCCGACGGTGTTCGTCCCGTAGGCCAGAGTCTTCAGGAACCCGACCATCCCGGCGCCGTGCGCTGCGTTGTCGATCAGCGGCAGGTTCGTGCGCAGCGCATGCAGCGCTTGCAGCTCCGCGCCAACGCTCGCCGGTGCGGCAGTCGCATAGTCCAGGGCGCTGTTGAACGCCACCAGCGCGGCGCCGTGCGCAGCGCTGGTGCCGTCGTCCAGGTCGTTGACGATCAGACCTTGCGCAGTGACCTCGACATCGAGCCCGTGAACCTCGGCACCGAGCGTGCCTGCGGCGTAGCTCAGGGCGGGGTTGTATGCCACCAGCCCGGCGCCCTTGGCCACGTCGCTCGAGTCGGCCAGGTTCGCGCGCAGCGTCTGGTCCAGGCCCTGCAGCGTCTTGCCGACCGTGCCGTTGGGATAGGTGTCGCCTGCGTTGTAGGCAACCAGGCCAGCGCCTTGTGTCGGGTCGGCCAGCTCACCGCGCAACGGCGAGTCGAAGTCCTCGCCACCATCGCCATCGACCGGCGGAACATCGGGAGTCACGGAGAACGTCATAGCACCCTCCCGGCGGGAACGAACGGATTCGGGCGCACGCGCATCGACCCGGTGTTGTAGGCGCGCTGGACTTCAGCTTTGCCGTTGGAGATCGCGGCCTTGAAGTCGCGCGCGTACTGCGCAGCCATGCTCGGATTGCTCCACGGCTGGCCCGGAATGGCCAGCAGGTAGGCGAGTGCGCCGCTTTCGATGTCGTTGCTGTACTTGACCAGTGGCGCGGCCGGCACCTGGGCATCGACGGCCATCGATTCCTTGGGGATGAGGATCATGCTCATGACGAAGGTGTAGACCTTGTCGGGCGCCGGATCGAGCGCGACCTTGCCCTCAGGCACGTACTGGTAGCGCCGCGGCAGACCCGGCGGAAGATTCCCGTTCCAGGTCGACGAGTCGGACGCGTCCAGGCCGTAGGTCTGCGAGTGCGTGCCGATGACCTGCGTCAGGCTCACGGCACGCAAGCCCACGATGTCGAGGTTGACGTCGTTGCCCATGTTGTAGACCGGCACGTTGACCACCGTCTGGCCCGGCAGCGACAGCCGCAGCCATTGCGTCTGCTGGCACCATTCGCGCAGCGCGCGGGTGTAGGCACGCCGTAGCGTCGGGCCGGGACAACGCCGCGCGACCTGCGCGATGTTGGTCAGCTGGTCGTTGACGTTGACGAAGTCCATCACTCCCCCGGGCTTTGCGAGACGTGCGGCGACAACGTGACTTGCGCTGCCGACTTCATGCCCAGGGCCTTGCCCCAAGCCTGCATGTGGTAGGTTTCCTTCGTCAGGTCCTGCTTCTTGCTGTTCTTGCCGTAGGCACGTGCGAGCACGTAGTCGATCATCGGCGCCTGGTAGGCGTCCGGCAACGGGAAGGTGTCGACGTCGGCAGCCAGTGCAGCCGGCGTGATGCCGTAGACAGCCCACACCGATGCGGTGTTGGCCGCCGGCGGGTAGACGAGAAAGCGTCGCGGCTGGCGCGGATCGAACGTGAAGTGCTCGATGTCGACGCTTGTCGTGCCGGCCGGATAGAAGCGGTTGGACTCGGTCAGCAACTCGTTGTCGACTGGCGTGATGGTCAGCCCGGACGCGTTGTTGCGAATGATGTTGACCAAGCCCGTGGAATCGGATGGCAGCTGCTGCTCGATGCCAGTCACCAGCGTGACGGCGGCCTGCGTCGTGTAGACGTCGGGTTTGACCAGGCAGGTGGCGCGGATGGCCTCGTTGAGGTAGCCGCGCAGCTCGTCGGCCGACCAAGTGACGGCAGCGACGTCCAGCAGCAGCGTGCGCGCGAAACCGGTGATGTCGCCTGCCGTGATGGTCATGACCTTAGCCGCTCAGGTTGTCGCCGCTCGTGGCGCGCTCGTGCAGCGCCTGCACCTGCTTGCGCAGCGTGCGGATGTCGGAGCTTTCGTTGAGCGGGGTGTTGAATTCTTTCATCGCGAAGGCGACGAGGTCGGGCTTGGAGGCACTGCCGATGTCGAAGATTTCCTGGTCTTCGTCCGACGTGTTGATCACGCGCGCGCGGCCCCCGGTCGTCAGCGACGACGAGATGTAGGCCATGCGTTCTTCCAGCGACGCGTTCGGGTTGCCCCGGTACGGCCGATAGTTGAGGTTGTCGCGCACGTTCTTGACGTTGGCGATCAGGCGCCCGTCGTGGATGTTGATGCACAGCGGGACTTTCTTGTCCTGCTTGGGCTGCATGCTTCGCGACAGGGCTTCTTCGTTGACGGCCATGAGGGTGTCCTCGGTTGGTTGCTGAAAATGGACGACCGGCGCCGCGAGGCGCCGGTCAGGGGGTGCGCTTTAGGAACCCGTGGGCGAGGTGCCCGGGGTCAGCGCACGGACCTTGGCCTTGCCGGCGTTGCCGCCAGCGCCGCCACCGGGCTGGTTGCCCAGCTTGCCGCTCGGATAGCGCGCCACGGCCTTCTTGCCGGCCTCGGAGCGCTCGCCCGAGATGATGTCGGGGTCGGTCTTGAACGTGTCCGAGGACACGTAGGGGTTCTTGGTGGACAGGGTGCCCATGATGGATCTCCGGTGAAGCTGCGAAGGGACTCGGGAAGGGTAGCGCTTTTGGCGCTACCCGTCACCATCAGCCGCGTTGGACGACGGCCGTGCCGACGTACTGGCCGTCGATCACGTTGAAGCCGTAGACCATCAGGCCGCGGATGATGTAGCCGAAGTCGTTCGGGTTGGTGATCATCTCGTTCTCGACGATCTGCGCAGCGAACGTCAGGCCGGCCGAATGGCCGAACATGCAGTAGGCCGCCTGGCCAGGGCTCACCTGCGTGAGCAGGTTGCGCGACTGGTACAGCGTGAAGCGGTCCACTTCACCGACCTTGCCGTTGCGCAGGATCGAGACGCCGTCGCCCGACAGCGACGCGATGCGCAGGTCGGACTTCTTGAGCGCGCCCATGAACCACGGCGGCGCCACGAACCAGCGGCCTTCGTCAGGCACGTTCTGCTCGTCGAGCACCGTGCCGCAGTCGACCAGGAAATTCGTGACGTTGGTCGGCGTGATGACGACCGGCGTGGTGGAATCGCCCAGGTTGATCGAGCCCGAATCCGCGCCCGCGTGCGTGCCCTGGTTGGCCGTGGCGACCTCAGCCGGGATCGTCGTCAGGACGTCGGCGTCGGCCGCGATGCGCAGCTGGATCGAGCCGTCGTTGGCGAAGATGTCGGCCATGTCGACGTCGGCCTGGCGCGCGTCCACGGTCGTCAGCGCCACGGCGAACGACTTGGCGCGGTTGATCGTCAGGTTGGTGGAGTTCGACGTGGGGTACTGCTGGCCCAGGCCGGCACCCACGACGTAATCCGAGACGATCACGTCGGGGATCGTGCGGATGACGACCTGCGCGCCGTAACCCGCGATCTCGCCCTCGTAGTCGGTCGAAGCGATCTCGCCGAACACGGTGGACTTGTAGAACTTCTCGACCAACTTGCCCGAGTACAGAACCGGGTCGTAGTTGATGGTGCCCGAGGGGCCGTAGTCGGGCAGGCCCGACGCGCGTGCAACGCCAGTCATGACGCTCTCCTGGTGAACTGAAGGTGGTGACGGCCTAGCGGCCGCCGCGGAGCTTCATCCGCGCTTCGAACTTCACCCGTTCGTCGTCCTTGACCCTGCCGATGGCGGCCCGCTTGAAGTAGTCCTTGACCTCGGCGTCCGACGGCGCGCCTTCACCGCTGGTGGGCGGCGTGGGCGCAGCGGCCGGTGTCGGCGTGCTCGCGGCACCCCCGTGCGGCGTCATCGGTGGCGCCGGCGGGGTCTGGGACTTCTCGAAATCCTTGAACATCTTGGCCAGTGCCGGCGCGTTGCGGCGCGCGACATGGTTGTCCAGGATGTCCTGGCGGATCAGCTGCGTGGGCTCGTCGAGCTGCGTGAGCCAGCTGAGCCAGCGCGGGTCGACGTCGATCTCGCGATAGTTCGGGACCAGCTCCGTGAGCTTGTCTGTGAACTCGCGCAGAGCATTGGCGGCCGCGTCGGTCTGCTCTTGCTTGCGGGCGTCGGCGATCGGCTTGAGCCGGCTGTCGACTTCCGCACGCAGGGCTGCAACTGACTTGGCCGCCGCAGCCTGCGCCG